GTATTTCATTAAAATACCCCCAATACTGGGTGTCCAGTATTGGGGGTACATATCAGGATGGTACGGGGGATTTTTTATTTGCCGGTTATTTGCTTTTTGCCAGATTGTGAACGAAATCTTCAAATAAAGTTTTCATCTCGGGCGGCAGTTTGAGATATTCCAAAAATAGATTCTTGGTAAACTCATCATCTGTCTTCAGCAGCTTGCCAACTTGCAGTGCTAATTCTTCGTTGGTCGTGTTCCTGGCACGGAACATATTTCCTTCGCCAGTACGTAGCCAATCTTCATTAACATAGAACACACGGCAAATATCACGAATGGACCTATCAGTTATATTGTAAGTACCGTTTTCATAGTTGGCAAGCGTGGACCGTCCTATTTGCATTTTCTCTGCGAACTCCTGCTGATTTAGTTTTAAAGCTTTGCGCAATAGCTTTAAACGCTCATTCATTACAAACCACTCCTTTCTAGTGTTGCCACCAAACATTACGTGCTTATTTTAACATATAAAGAAAAAAAGTACAAGAAAAATGTTTGAAATAAGAAAATACATATTGACGCAAACAGAAGAAGAGAGTATAATAAAACCATGATATGTTTGATGCAAGCTATAAAAGTTTGAGTAGAACAGATTGCTGTATACTGTTTCTTGTATCTTACAAAAAATGGAGGTGAGAACAATGGAAGTAAAAGAGATGCTTGCTGAAAAGCGTGTAAAGCGCACGGCGGTTGATATGTCCAAACTTAAAGCGGACGGCCTTATGGTTGCGGCCGCATATATGCAAGGCTTGCAAGCTGCCGTAAAACTGTGTGAACAGCAACAACAGGTAGTCGGCCAGTAGTAGGGCTGAAATAGAAACAAGCCCCGCGCCTAGCGTCGGCGCGGGCAGGAGGTGTGCTTTGAATAAGAACACTGACAAGGATATGCAGCGAATCATGGCGGCTGTCTGCTGTGACACACTGGAAAAGAAAGCCGAAAAGGAAAAGCGCGCTGGCGTTATTGAACGCATGAATCAGCGTTACGAAACGGCAATGCGCTTTATGAAAAGGAGGAAATAGAAATGCTTGGAAACGTTCCTATTAAAACGGCGGCACGGCTCATGCAGAAAAGCGAGATGTTTGTGCGTATGGGCCTGCGTAGTGGCGCGTTACCGTTCGGCGTGGCAATTCACGCTAGCAGTAAAAAGAGTTGGGCTTATCATATCAGCCCGGCAAAGTTTGCTGAGTACATGGGGATTACGCCTCTTGACTTAGAGGCAGAAGTTTGGAGGTACGAATGACCAGGAAAAAGAGAAAATGCGCTGTGTGCGGTAAAGACTTGTCGCACATGAACTTCTCTAAAGTAGTAGATAAGGAAAGCGGCCTGCTTGTTACCGTGTGCAGCGGTGGCGAGTGCTGGCGCAAGGTTGTTATGAAAGGATGGGGAAAATGAGCAAGACTACTAAAGGCTTAGTGAAAGCGTTTGTCATCACTGTCATGCTGCTTGCCGGTCTTATCTTTCTGACTGGTGGCAGCGCTGCAAAGCTGGCCATTAGAGCACATGGTTTTTTGTTCCCTAGTTATAGCAGAACCCTGGTTGCCTACACCGTAGGCGAGGGACAGACGCTGTGGGAGATTACCGGGCGTTACATGGACCAACAGGATAAATACCGTGATTGCCGTGAGTTTATGCACGATATAACAGAGTACAACAATCTGAACGGCGTGAAGTGGTTGCAAGCGGGACAACAAATTGTTATTCCGTTATATAAAGAAATTTAAGGAGGCATGAAAAATTGAAGGGTAAACTGATTATGACAGTTGAGCAGGCGGCCGACCGCGTGGCGTGGGAACGCGTCCGCAATAGTGGTATCGGCGGCAGTGATATTGCCTGCATCATGGGACTTAATCCCTGGAAAAGCCCTTACGCGCTCTACGCTGAAAAGCATGGTGACGTTGAACCGGAGGACCTTTCCAATAATGAATTTGTGTATTGGGGTACGGTCCTTGAACAGGTGGTAGCTGACAGATTCTGTGAGCTGACCGGTAAAAAGGTTCGCAAGTGCGGCACGCTGCAAGATGAAAGCTATGATTTCATGCTTGCGAATGTTGACCGCCTTGTGGTAGGCGAGAACGCAGGCCTTGAATGTAAGACTGCGAACGGCTTTAAGTCGAAAGATTGGGACGGTGACGAGCTGCCAGACAGTTACTATTGCCAGTGTCAATGGTATATGGCTATTACCGGCTGTGATAAATGGTACATCGCCTGCTTGATTGGCGGCAACCATTTTGTATGGAAAGAAATTCCACGCAACGATGAGTTTATCGAAGATATGAGAGCGCAAGCTATTGTATTTTGGAGTAATCTCGAAAGCAATATCCCGCCGGAGGTCGACGGCAGCGAAAGTACCGCCGCAACTATTGACAAGATGAACAAGGATAAGTTAGCGGTTGATAGTATCGCACTGCCGAGTGCGGCAGAACAATACATAAAGTGTATTGACGGATTGAACGCAACAAAAAAAGTGCTGCTAGAGCAGTTAGCCCAGGCGCAGAATGCGTTAAAGCTCATGCTTAACGGCAGTGAAAGCGGCGTGTTTATGGATAGAAAAATCACTTATAAACAGACTGCCGCAAGAGTAACTCTGGATGATAAGGCACTGAAAAAAGACCTGCCGGATGTATATGCAAAGTATGCTAAGGTTGGCAAGCCTAGTATGAGGTTTACGTTAAAATGAGCCTTACAGAGCAAGAAGAATTAGGCTTAATCTTCTTCCATAAACGGAAGAAATTAAGTCTGCTGCAAGGTGATGTTGCTAAAATGGTCGGTTTAGAAAAGCCAACTATCAGCTCATACGAATGTGGCGTAGTTAAAAATATTGCATTGAGTACACGTATAAAATTGGCACAAGCATTGGACTTGTCGCTGGAAGAAATTCTGTATGACAGTGAAAAAGATGGTTTGAAGTTAAGAATATTTAAAGGAGATAAAGAATAATGGCAACAGTAAACGGTATTGCAAAAAGAAATGTAGCGGCAACAACTACCGCTAGCAAAGCACCTTCCGCATTGGGTGTGATGATTGGTTCTCAAAGTGTTCAGCAACGTTTTGAGAAGATGTTAGGCAAGAAGAGTGCGGGCTTTCTCTCTAGCCTGCTGACACTGACCAACAATAATAAATTGCTGGCAACGGCAAACCCGAAAACAATCTTGGCTGCTGCTGCAACGGCTGCAAGCCTGGACCTGCCTATTAACCCGTCCTTGGGTAAAGCGTGGATTGTTCCCTATAAAGGAAGCGCGCAATTCCAGATTGGCTATAAAGGCGTAATCGAACTCGCAATGCGCACTGGCAAGATGAAGCACATCATTATGACGCCGGTGTACGAGGGCGAAATCAGAGATTGGAACAGATTCACTGAGGCATATACGCCGGGCGAAAAAGCTTCCGATAATATTGTAGGCTACTTCGCAAGATTTGAAACCATTAACGGCTTCAGCAAGACCGCATACTGGACTAAGGAAGAAGTTATCGCTCATGCCAAACGGTTCAGCAAAGCATTTAATAGTGGCCCGTGGCAGTCTGATTTTGATGCTATGGCTTGCAAAACCGTTCTTCTTTCCATCATGAAAACTTACGCGCCTATGTCTATCGAGATGCAGGAAGCGTTAGAGAGTGACGGAAAAGCCGCTGTGCTCAACGAAGAAACCGGCGAGGCTGAATACATCGACGTTGACGCAGAGAACGCTACAGAGCAAGCGCAGGAGCTTACAGAGGGCGGCAAGGTTGATACTGTTACCGGTGAAATCTTCACGGCAGAAGAAATTGAAGCAAGCATGAAATAATAAAAAACATCGGGGACAAAATGTCCCGAAAAGCGGGGACAAAATGTCCCCCAACTTTGGGACAAAATGTCCCCTAAAAATTTGAAAGGGGTGGGACAAAATGTTGAATGTAAAAGCGACACCGTGCGAAAAAAGCAAAGCAATAGTTCTTGTAGGCGAAGGACACTTTGGCTACAGCAACAAATTTGCGGACGATTTAGAAGAAGCAAAGCCGGATGCTTTCGACTTATTCTTTGAGCTTATCAAGGGAGCTGTGGGACTTCATTTTATTTCTATGTATTCGCATAGAAAAAGCAATCCGAAACGCTGGTATAGATTTTTGAAGTTCTGCAAGAAGGACGGAAGAATCAAAGTATACCGGAAGAACAATAAAATGGTGTACGAAGTACCAACATACTTTGAGGAGTAAAACATGGCTGGCAGGTATTATTGGTTAAAGCTCAACGAAAACTTCTTTGAAAGTGATGTTGTTGAGTGGCTAGAGGACCAGGAAAACGGCGAAAAATACGTACTCTTGTACCTTAAACTGTGCTTGAAATCGCTGAAAACTGACGGCGTACTTGTACGGCAGGTCGGCAAAATGACTATTCAGCATACTGCTGAATCAATCGCTAAACAGACGCAATTTGATATTGAAATCGTCGAAAGTGCGCTTGCTTTATTTGAACAAATTGGCCTTATTGAGAAGAACGATAAAGGCGAAAGCTACTTGCCGGAGGTTGCTAACATGACCGGTAGTGGCAGTGCGTCAGAATCAGCGACGAAGAAAAAGACACAACGGCAAAATAAAAAAGGACAAAATGTCCCGAAAAGTGGGGACAAAATGTCCCCAGAAAAAGGGACAAAATGTCCGACAGAGATTAGAGATAAGAGTATAGAGTATAGAGATAAAGAAAAGGATGATTATCATCATCCTAAAAGAAATGACGATGACGAGGAAAAAACGCATACTGAAATTTTTGCCTTGTGGGAGAAAAACATGATGCCGCTTACTCCAATCGTCGGAGAGAAACTGCAAGCCTTGTTAGGTGAGGTTGGTGAAACTGCCGTAGAGCAAGGAATACTAGCGGCGGTAGAGCACGGCGCTAGAAACTTTGCGTATGTGCAGACCGTAGCAAGAAACTACGTCAGCGGCAACAGCAAGAAGCAAGGCAAGGAATATACAGGCATGGACCTAGTGAACGAATTGTACGGAGGCGAAGAAGATGCTGCAACCGCAGAGAATAGCCCAAACGATTGTCAAACTGCAACAGGCAGGAAAACGGATGCCGCAGGATATACGGCCCGGCTTTGACCGCCTGGAGGAAGCGAAACGAATCTTGTCGGAAACGGTAAACCTTTGGGCAGGAATTTTTAATCAGCAAAATATAGGCCTTGACCGGTGGGAGAAAGCAGAGCAGATAGCGCTTACCTTGACCGCTGCGAACGGCCTTAACGTGAATATAATCAGCCCGGCGCTGATGCAGGCTGCTTTGAAGCAAGCGGAAGAAGCGCATGTGCAGGAGAATATCAACCGTTGCAACATGGAGAAGCTGGCCGACGGTAAGCCGCTAGCTGATAGGCTGAATGGTATGCTGCTCAAATGGACGGCGGCAAAATTGAAAGAACACCGGCTCATTATGCCGTATATGCCGCAGGATAAAGCAGTGTTTGAATACGGCCGGCAGATTGGCTTGAACGATAACGCTATTGACAATCAATTCCGTATCCTGCAATGCTACATGAACGACTTTACGTACAGTCGCAAGCATAATGAGCCTTGTAAAAGTAAGCTGCTGAAATGTGGCGATACGCTTACTTTGGAGGTGCTAGCGTGAATAATTGGACGGCATGGGTTGGCGTGAAATTTGGCACGCTGACGGTTGAGAAGTATTTAGGCTACCAGGATAGGGGTTCAGCTTACTTCTTGGTGCGTTGCGATTGTGGCAAAACAAAAAAAGTGACCATCTGGGAGTTTAAGAAAGGCAAGGAAAAATCTTGTGGCCTGCTGAGATGTAAAGCAAAGGTAAAGGAACTGACGGGTACACCGAAACCGCCGGAAACCATTACGCAGCAGGATGAAACTACTAGCGCACTAGAAGCACGCTTAAAGCCTAAATACTATTGCAGGGCAGTCACGCCGGACTGCGTGATAAGCACTCTGCTGCACATCTGCTGTTGTGAGTGTGACAGGCCGTGCAAGCGGTGTGAGAATACGCCGCAGAAGTGCGGAGCGAGGGAGAGGCAGAAATGAACTTTGTAGATTTTTTCGCAGGAATAGGCGGTATACGCTTAGGCTTAGAGCAAGCCGGGCATAAATGCGTCGGCTTCTGCGAGTTTGATAAGTACGCACGAACGGCGTATAAAGCTATGTACGATACGGAAGGAGAGTGGGAAAGCCGCGATGTACGAACAGTTAGAACTTATGACGTGCCCGACGCAGACCTCTGGTGCTTCGGCTTCCCATGCCAGGACATCAGCGTCGCAGGCAAGCAAAAAGGCCTGCAAGAAGGTGAGCGAAGCGGATTGTTTTACGAAATTATGCGACTGCTTGCCGGCCGTAGGCAAGAAGATAGACCCCGATGGCTACTCGTTGAAAATGTTAAAAATTTACTTAGCATTGGAAACGGATTTGACTTCGCGCGGCTGCTGCTTGAAGTGGGGGGGGTACGGGTACTCTCTCCAATGGGACACTCTCAACAGCAAAGACTACGGTGTTCCCCAAAACAGGGAGCGCGTGTTCATTGTCTGCTATCTTGGAAACATCAGTGGACGAGAAGTATTTCCTCTCCGACGAACAGACGGCGAGAATCCTTGCGAACTCAAGGAGATAACTCAGGGTGTTAGCGATGCTCAAAGAATCTATGAAAGCGACGGACTCGCAAGAACGCTAAAAGGCGAAAGCGGCGGACAAGGCGGGAAAACAGGACTGTATGCTGTTAAGTGTATTGGTAATACTAATCCTTGCGGGCATGGACAAGGTGGTAATGTGTATTCGACCCAAGGCCTTGCGCCTGCACTCATGGTAGCGAAGTCGACACCGTTGCAAATCTGCATGAGCATCAAAGGACAACAATTGCAGGAGAAGATTACTTTAACTCCGACAATTGATACTGATTGCAGAAACAATTTAACACGTAAGCAGACTTGTTGCGCAGTGTTAACGCCAGACCGAGAAGAGAAACGGCAGAACGGCAGGCGAATAAAAGAGCCGGGAGAGCCTAGTTTTACTTTGACAGCGCAGGATAGGCACGGCGTAGCGATATTTGATAAAGTGTGTAGCGTGGCGTATGACGAACAAAACAAAAACATACGGCAGGACGGCACTGTTGGTACGTTGACTTGTGATGGAAGCAGTCCGAAACATAACAATCGCATTATTGAGTATGATGGAAATATACGTATCCGCCGATTAACTCCACGTGAGTGCTGGAGATTGCAAGGTTTTCCCGATGAATACTTTGACAAAGCGAAAGCAGCAGGTATAAGCGACACGCAGTTATATAAGCAAGCAGGAAACGGCGTGACTGTTAATGTGGCACGTGCCATCGGTGAAAGATTGAAGGAGGTTGAAGAACATGATGAATAAAGAAGAAGTTCGCCAATATTGGCGACACCAGAAACGAATGGCGACCTTAAAAGTTTTTTGTTTATCGCTTATAGGCACAGCGATATTGATTGTGGGGTGCGGTGAAACGGCAGAAGAAATTGAAGCTAACAATGCCAAAAGCAGAGCCGCCGTTGAAGCTGCCAGCGCGAATAATAATATCAAAAGCACCGGTAGTGTTATTGCTAAAAAAGTAGGTGGTAGCGCAACTATCATCTTGCCAGACAATCAGAAGTTGCAACTTGTTACATGGAAAAATGACAATATGTGGGTGCTTTATCGTCCTATGAGAGCTGATGAACAGGCGGAAACTTACACTTATCAAGAAGATAGCAAGTTTGGACTTATAGAAGCAAAGATTACCATCCGTGAAGTAAAAAGATAAACAAGGAGGACGAACAATGGAACAACAAGAAAAACTGATTAAGGCTGTTAACGCAGAACTTGAATACTGGCTGCTTAGCGGTGATGTTGATTATCTGCGCAAGGCGGTGGCTGTTATCCGTGCGGAAATCGAAAAGGAGGAAGAGTAAATGACATTAAAGCGTCAGGAATGGTGGCCTAGCCGTCAGAAATGGTGGGATAGCCTGCCGGAAACGCAAAAATATTTGCGTAGAGAAATTTCGCGTTTGAAGTACGTAAGAAGTGAAGAAAAACTTCGTGCGAGTACCGCGTGGAGCGTTGTAGTTAAAATAACTGCTCTTAAACGTATCAATTATTACACGGCTCATATCCGTGCTATCAAGCGCGAGCTTGACCGTACAACGGCGATTGTGTATGCGGGATATTATCAAGAGGCGTTCCCAACTTGCCGCTGCAAAAAGTGCGGCGGAATATTTTATTATGCTGGACAGTCGCACTGCTGCTGGTGTGGCAGAAGAATTGTGGGGTGTAAGTGATGAACGAGCCGATTATTAGCCCGTGGCTGATTTACTGGGCGGGCAGGATAGAGTTTATACAAGTGGTTTGCTGTGTAGTTGGCTTCGTAGTGACTGCATTTGCCGTGGTGGCTGCAATGGCGGTCTTGACAGATGATTATGAGCATGATGAATCCGTCAAGGCGCTCAAAATGCTTGTTTGTGCGGCGTTAATTTTAGATACGCTGGCACTCTTTCTCCCAACAAAAACGGAAATATTTGCTATGTATGCTGCTGAACATATAACGCCAGCCAACATCAAAGCAACAGGCGAATTTACCGGAAAGACAGTAGACGCGCTGATTGAGAAGATTCTAAAAGCTAGTAAAGCTGAGAAGGAGTGATAACATGGCTAAAAATCTTATCCCGGAAATCGCCCAAATGCTGGGCGTGGAGTTGAACGAAGAATTTAAAATTAAAGGTTATGACGGGTTGACCTATGAATTTGTTAATTACGGGTTAAAATTAAGGTTTCAAAATGATATAGGAATAACCGCTATACCTACAAATGTAGCGCTTGCTAACCTACTTAATGGCAATGACGAAATCGTTAAGTTGCCGTGGAAGCCGAAGAAAGGCGATGTTTATTTTACCTTTGGGCTTTTGGGCAGTAAGTGGGTTGTTCGCTCGTTGTGGTGGGGCGGATTCCCGGAAGAGTATGCCCTGCTAGACAAAGGCTGGGTATACCGCTCAGAGAAAGAAGCGCAAGCAGCCTTGCCCAGCGTAGCGAAAGAGTTAGGCGTGGAGTACAAATTGTAAGAGAAAACTGCAACATGTTGCAAAAATCTCTTGCAAAACTCCCTTGAAAAAGTTGCAGAGTGACACAAAAAGTCCCTTGAAAAAGTTTAGGAGGAATTAGAAGTGAAACACCAAGAAAAATTAGAAGTCTTTAACGAAGTGAAAGCGGATTGTGTTTGGCATGAAAAGCAACAGGCAGAACTTAAAGAAGCGGCTATGCCGTTAGTTAAATATTTGCGTACACACTGCACTCCGATGCACGTTGCTATCGTTGATGTTGCTGGCGTAGACCTGTACGCAAAGGATATTAACGTGCCGATTATTGTTTAGGAGGTGAAAAAATGATTAAGTTTATTTCTTACGACGGAGCTTGGCCGAATTTGTGCCGCGGAACGCTGGTTGTTGAAAAAGACGGCAAGCAATATTCGATGTATGGAGTTTTAATATCCGGAGGAAGCGTAAGCTTTGACGCAGATTGGGAAGCGGAAGTCGAAGAAGGCGATTGGTTAATAGACCGCGACGCTCTTGCGCCAGAGTTGCAAGACGATTGGAGAGAGTTGGAAGCTTTAGTAAATGATAAAATCCCGCACGGCTGCTGCGGTGGGTGTATTTAAGGAGGTAGAAAAATGAACAATGAAAAACTAAACGTCCTGCTGTTCGCTTTCCGCTATGCCGTGCATAGAATCCCGACGCAGAGTCTGGCGGCTATCCAAAGTGAATTGGTGGAGAATCTCCATGAAATGCCGGATTGGATGTTGGAACAAATGGAACGCGACATTGACTGGAATTTTCAGTTAATGGAGATGCGCAGAGGCAAAGACGGCAAGGTTAAGTTTGATGATGACTGCGAGTTTCAACGGCCGATATGGGAAGCAATCAAGCAGGAAAGGGAAGCGAGAAAATGAGATATTGTGTAACCTGGAAGAGTATCGCGTTTCCGGGTATGGACTTGCAAACCTGCGTTGAGGCTGATAACGCTGATGCAGCGCAGGCTAAGGCAGAAGCAGAAGCGTCGGAAGATTTTCTTGAAGTTTATTATGTTGACTATGTAAAGGAGGTACAAAAATATGAATAAAGGGTTAAGCGAATTTATGTATAGCCAGCTTGACGAATTGGAGAAACTGTTCAAGAAAAAGCATGAGCAGTATTCCTCCGGCGCAGATGAGCTTGCTAATTTCCGCCGTGGCGCGCTTCTGAACGGCCGTGCGGACGATGCAGAGGGAATGTTTGAGGAGCTGAAAGCGTATGCAGCAAAGCATATCGCTTTTGTTTATACTCACGATATTCACGGCGATAAAATCGCTGAAAGTTTGAAGGACATTGCCGTATACAGTCTGATTGGCTTATATATGGCGGAGCTGGCAAAGGAAGAGGACGAAGAAACATATAGTCTGGGGCCTTGCCTTGATAGTGCTTTAATCGCAGCTGCAAACAAAAGCATTAAAGCTTTTCGCAATTTACAAAATGAGCTTAATTCTGGCAATTCAGTACAGAAAAGCAATGAGGATGCAGAAAAATGAAATTAACATTTACGATTCCAGGCGAACCGACGGCGCAGGGACGGCCTCGCTTTTCTACTCATGGCGGATTTGTAAAAGCATACGACCCGGAGAAAAGCCGCAACTATAAAGCCTACGTCAAACTGTTAGCCAGTGAAGCGATGCAAAATATAGGGCTGACGCTTACGGAATTGCCCCTGGGCGTTGAGATAATAGCTGACGTGGGTATTCCTGCCAGCAAGTCAAAAAAATTCAAGGAGCAGGCTTTAAACGGCTTGCAACTGCCAATCAAAAAGCCGGATGTTGATAACGTCGCAAAAATTATTCTTGATTCTATATCTGGTATTGTCTATAAGGATGATAAGCAGATTGTTAAGCTTACAGTTTATAAAAAATATAGTGATATTCCGAAGGTTGAGGTGAAAATTTATAATGTTGAATAATTGTTTGATACTTGGCTGGGTAAAATTTGAACCGGATGCAAAAGTTATGAAGAACGGCAAAGAGGTATGCACTTTGGAAATACAGTGTGCGCGCCAATATCGGGATAAAGATAATAAGCGCGTTTACGATTACATTTCTTGCCGCTGCTTTGTGCCTGGACTGATTAAATATATCAGCAATTTTGTTACAAAAGGCTCGCAAGTTATTGTGGGCGGCCGCTTCCAGACTGATTTATACGTGGATAGGAACGGCAAAAATTCTAAAGCAAGCTACTTGCTGATGGAGCATTTGGAATGTGTCAGAATTGCAGAAAATACAGCGCCGTATTCTCCGAAAGAGGAACGGAAAGACCCGCTTGATGATGTGGACTGGTAAAGAAAATGGACTACGCAGAAGCCGCAGATTATGCAGAAAGCTTACTCTTTGCAAAAAACGCGATTGGTAAAGCGGTTGTTTCCGCCAGGATGCAGCAGAGGGCGGAACGCTTGGAATTTGATATGAGAACCGGCGGAGATTCTACGGCACGGCTCGCGATTCAAGCGGTAACGCCGCTTGCCGCGGTCCGTTGTATTTATCTTGGGCAGGCGTTTTTGGTTTACCAACCGGAAAAATGGCTGGATGTCATCGAACGTTCGCTTCTTCTGTTTCGGCAGCGCTTTGGGGACAAGTCTTATAAAGCGATTCAGCACCGATATGTATACCATTGGACGGTCCGCAAAATTTCTGTAATTGATGAGATTAGCCCGCAGGTTTACGCGCTTCGCCGCCGCTCGTTTATTGACGGTCTCTTGATGCTGGCGATTCAAGAAGGATTGATTCGGATTGATATAAACGCGAACAGTTTTCAAAAGGCCAGGGCGGAACAGAAGAAAGAAGGCTAAAGGCAGGCGCTGCCGCTTCCAAACATTAAGAAAATGCTTGCTATAAAGCCCGGTGCTGCCGGGCTTTTTTGCTTTTCGCTTCCCTAAAGTATGCGCTGCACGCACAGAAAAGGGCCGCCACGCGTTCCAATCATGGCAGCCCTAGGATTATACCTGTAAAACATTTCGGCTTCAAAAATATATAGCCTGCTCGCGTTTGCAGGATACAGAAAAGCCCCGGGGCGTTTGCCTCGGGGCTTGTGTTTTAGAAATAGTTGGCAACTTCCCATGTGTCTAAAATTTCGATGTTGCCGTTCAGAAGTTCAACAAACTTTTTGAGCTTTTTAACTTCCACTTCCCGCACGGCCTCAATAGTCCCAACATCTTCTAGCGTGTACCCGATTTCATAAAGGTACATTTTAAACAAGCGGCGTTCTCTTTCCGCCAGTCCCACGATTTTTAATTTACACATTTTTTTCTGCTTCATAAACTAGCCTTCTTCCTGTCGCTCATCGGCGTGTTATCCGCTTCACGCTCATAGTACATCGAACCGGCGGAAAACTCCCAGCCCTCGCTTTCATCGTCGCGGGTGTATTCCGCTTCCTCTACGTAATACTCCACATAGAGAGTATCACTGCCGCTCTTGTTGTCGATGTAGGGACGGCAGGCGTCAGAGTTCAAAACGGCTTGCAATTCGGCCAGGCTTTCGCTGCGCTGCAGCTCCACGGGGTCGCAATCGTCCTGCGCTTCCAGGCTGATTAACGGGGCATAGGCTTTATAGTCCTTGCCGTGGTTACGGCGCGGCAACCATACAGAATTACGCGTCAAGGTGTAAAGGGTTCTTGTTTCCATGTTTTCGTTTCCTCCTCTTATCTAATTTCATAGCCCAGGGTTTCCCAGGTGTCGGCTTCTTCGTCATGTTCCAATACCGGGAACAAACGAACGGTTTCTCCTTTGATAAGCTCGCCGCTTTCCGTGCAGGCGGTCGCTTCCCAATATTCGCCGTTCCAATCGCTTTCAAAAGCGGCGTAGCGCTGGCCTTCTTCATCGGCGGCTACAAAAAGGGCGTTATAAACGTTGTTTTTAACTTCTTTCAACATGGTTAATTCCTCCTAAAAATTCGCTTCTGCCTTTAATATTCTACACCGGCGGCGGCTTTCCTGCCGGTGTAGTTGGTTGAATAGTTTAAAATGCTGATTCAGCGGTCTAAACAAAACATACTTACGCTGATTCCGTATATTTCCGCTTTATATATGCGGTCGGGGTTGCCAGCAAGGAACCAGCAAACAAAGAACACTTTCGGCCCGTAAATTGCAACGTTGCAATTATTCGCAAGGTCAATAATAAGATTATGACTACGATATACGCCGTCAAGCTGATAGAATTTCTTTCGTTTCATTTTTCAAGCCTCCTATTTGTCCTTTCGTCGCTGATTTTGTCCGGCGCTTCTTCCGCAATAAAAGCTTTTACCGCTTCCATATCTTCGCAATACTTGCCGTTTCCGCAATAATATTGCGGGCCGCCGGGGTAAAGCTGCGTAAAGATTTTTACGTCTAAGCGCTTCCCGTGCTTCCGCGCCGGGTGCTCGGGTGTCAATTTGCTTATAACGGCTATTTTTTTCATTTTCTTATCTCCTTCCCTTAAATGGTCCAGGGCGCGCGGTCGTAAATGTCTAAATGGTTAAAAATCCATAACTTAACATCTACTAGCAGCAATTCAAGCGCCTTTATAGTGGGGTCGCTTCCGGTGGTGTCACCGTCGCATTGATAGATATACGATTCAAGCAGCTTTGCCCAGGCGAACCAATCGGCGCCGGGTTCGTAATGCTGATTGACGATTTTCGGCGTTTTCAGCAGGTTTCGGGGTTCGGTGATTTCATCCAGCCGGACCGCTTCCGCCGGTTCGTCGTATCTGCCAACGTATGCGCGGGCGTTGATGCCGGCTAAAAGGGTAAACACGTTCGCTTCCTCGTAGGGATAAAGGCTGTACTTTGATTCCCCTTTGCAGTCCTTAAACGCGGCGTTTAAAGCGTCGCGCGTGTTGTCCTTTAAAAAAACATAATTGACGGCGGGAACGTTGTTCAGCAGCTTTGTAACGCCAACGGCAACGGCGCAAATATGATTCGCTGATAATTGGATAACTGACATTTTAACTTCCTCCTTTATTTCGCTTTTAAATTTTCAAGGTTCAGTTTTGGCCTGCCTCATCAGTACCGGGGCGGCCGGTCCCCGGTATACGCCGCACGGGGCGGCGTTTCGGCTATTGTAACAAGGGCGTTTCCGGGCGGTATTTCAAAAACTCGCTGCCGTGCAGGTCGCGGATTTGTTCCATAGTCAACGCGCGGCGGACTTTCTTCACCCATTCGCCAGCATGCCAGTACCAAAGTTTTTTCTTGCTGGCCCATCTGCAGCCGGCACCTTTCAAGGCGTCTTTGTTCTCTTTCGTTTCGCCGCCTATCCATAACCAGCTCCCGCAGATTTCGATTTCAAGGCCTTTCAAGCCCATGAGCACGGCCAGGATTTCGGCAAATTCCGCTTGTTCGGCCAGGATTTCGGCGGCTGTTTTATAAGTGCCATCCGCTTTCTTGTTGCGCTGCCACTCCTGGCGGCTTTCGCTTTCGGCCAGCTCTGCGGCGCGCTTGTCGTGCGCTGCGCTCATTGCCTTAAATTCGGCGGCCGTGCCTCCCTTGTCCGGATGGCAGCTCATGCAGGCTTTTTTAAATGCCTTTTTTAATTCCTCGATTGTTTCACAAGCGGCAAAAATCTTTTTCCAGTCCACTTTCTTTTCCTCCTTTTTCGGTTCCGGGTTGTATTTGGCTTTTAATTCGGCGAATTTCTCGCGGCTGACTTTGGCAACCAGCTTTACAAAACGGCGGCTGCTGTCCCATGTATCATAGATAACGCCATTAACAACGGCTACGGCGTGTTTAGCTACAAAAACAACGTAGCTAGCGCCGGTATCGCAATGCTTTGTAAAGCTGTTGACTGTTTCGCGGCTGGCGGCTTTAACTTCAATTCCCAGGTCAGCCAGGGCGGCGGTGATGTTCTTTACGGTGTTCCATGCAGCGCCGCTTTCAAATACCTTTGTTTCCAGCAGCTTTTTAGCCTGCTGGTAGGTTAACGGGGTTGCCGTGCAGATTGCTCTAATTGAGCAATCACCGATATTCTTGTTTTCGGGGTTAGCGTTGTACTTTTCAAAAGTCATAATGTTTTTACTCTCCTTTCGGCTGTTGGCTAGGGCTTCGGACCTTCTGCCTGGCAGCTTTACGGCCCCCAACGGGGCCGCCGTCAGCTTTAATATTTTTGTACGGTCAACCCGCCAAATTCGTTTTGATAGATGGTGTAAAAGTGGCCTTTGATTTCAACGTAGGCCCTTTCAAGATGCCAGGGGAAGTCCGGGTTTTCGACGCTTTCCAGAATTTCGATGTCCTTCAAGCACGGCTGGAAGCCGTATTCACGGTAAAGCGCCAACTGAATCATTTTAGCGTCTTGTGTTTGTTCTTTTTGTGTAGTCATTTTTAGTTCCTCCTAAATATAGCCATGTTGACTAGTTATTTGTTTTCTATGTCTATAATTATAGTGCATATGGCTATGCTTGTCAATAGCTAAAACGGATATTTTTATATTTTTTTTGACTTGTTTTTTAGGCGCGGCGGCTATATAATGTAGATAAACAAGATTGGAGGGTAAAACATGAGCAAACAAGCAAGCCAAGCTATAAAGTATGCGCTGGATAGCGCGCGGGTTAAGCGGTCGGCTCTGGCGGCTGCGCTAGGCGTGGCCAACGCACAAAGCATTAATGATAAGTTGAGCCGCGGCCGCTGGTCAGCTGATGAGCTAGCGACGGCGGCGGAACTATGCGGATATAGCCTGGCCCTGGTTGACAAGGCCGGGCGCGTCGCTGTGTCTGTTCCGGCGTCAACGCCGCCAGCAGATAGCGACGGCAGCCCCGCAGAGGGTAAATAATAACATTATAAGAGGATAGCAACGGCTGCACGCTGGCAGATGTTCAGCGTGCAGCCGTTCTTTTTTTATTCAGCAACATTTATAATAGATTGACAGCGTTCACAAAAATATAATAATGTGTCATTGACTTAATAGCATTTTTTAGGGTATATAATTCAAAACAAGATAATTAATATAATTTTATTGATGATTGACAGTTTTTATTTGTCAATCTTTTTTTATTGTTGGATTCTTGCAAATAAAGATTATTGATTGTATTTATATTATTGATGTTTACAAAATCTGTTGTGATTGATATTAATAATATATTATATAGGGGTTGTAACAAAAGTGTGATGTGATGTTTAAGATTAAAAGTTTATTAAGTAATACAAATACACCAACAAGAGGCAGACCTCCGGCAATAGTCACCCAGCCGCAGACGCTGGAAGAATGTGCGGCGTTGCTCAAACAGCAGGGCGCAGCTGTAGCCGTGCTGGCCGTGCAGGACCTGCAGGCCTATTGGCTCAAGATAATGTCAGACAACAAGGCCAGCAACAAGGATAAGCTAGCCGCGTCAAAGCTATATGCTGATAGTATAGGCGCGTTTGACAAGCAGACGCACGCTAACAAGGGCCCGGCTGTGTATCATTGGGGCGCGGCAGATGATGCAGTGATAGTAAACGATTGTTCAGAAGATGCTACCAAAACATAAACATAGATAGAGCTTTTAACATAATCTTTATTATCGGACGTAAAATATTATCCTGCTGCTGCTGATTAGCTGGCGGTTCCAGATGTTGACGGCCTGGCTGATGATGTTAGCGGCAGGCGTTCGCCTGGTGATGTGCTGCGGCCGTTCCTGCCTGGCTGATGCGGCAGGCCTACCACGTTTTTGTTTTTGGCTGGGCGTTGGTTCTGGCTTTTGTTTGGCGGCGCTGGCGTTGGTGATTTCCCTGGGTTTTCGCAAAAGTTGATTTTGGTTCTTGCCTTTCCCGCTGACATTGAGTGGGGGTGGGGCCCAAAAATTTCGCAGCCGCCGGGGGAGGTAAATACCAAAAATTACCAAAACGATTTTTTCAAGGGGGGTAAACATGGAAAACGTAATACAGATACCATATACTCCACGACCTGCATGGGCGAAGGTGCTGCATAAGGAATTAAGCAGACACCGCTTTGCAGTAATCGTAGCACACCGCCGCTTTGGTAAGACCATCGGAATGGTGAATCACCTTATAAGGGATGCTTTGCAGAGTGACTTAATCAGCCCGCAGTATGCTTTGGTAGGTCCGTTCAGCGCACAGATGGAAATTATCGCGTGGGGACCATTGAAGTATTACACGAGCGTCATAGAAGGCATAAAGGTGAACGAAACTAAAAAGTATGTTGAATTCCCTAGTAAAGTGCCTGGAGCGCAGGGAGCGAGGATATATATCGTTGGTGCAAATAATCCCGACGCATTGCGCGGTACATATTGGGACGGCGTAATACTTGACGAGTATTCGGATATGAAGCCGGAGATGTGGACGCAGATAATCCGACCTGCGATAGAGAACGGCGACAGAAAAGGCTATTGCTATTTCATTGGTACACCCAAGGGGCAGAACAACTTCTATGAGATGTACAAGAAGGCCAAGACGAACAAGCGTTATTTTGCGTATTTGTCGAACGTGTACGATAGCGGCATTATAGACGCAAAGAGCATAGAAGAGCTGAAAGAGGATATGCCGGAGGTAGAATTCAGACAAGAGTATTTGTGTGACTTTAGCGTATCGGCAATCAACGAGCTTTTCAGTCTGGAAGAACTAGATAAGGCTTTTAATAGAGAGCTGACAGAAAAGGATATTCCTTATGATATGCCGCTGGTGCAAGGTGCAGATATAGCGCGCTTTGGCGACGACAGAACGTGTATATGGCAGCGTAAGGGACTAATGGTGTACCCAAGGCCGAGAGTTTATAAGAAACTGAACACGATGCAGACGGCAGATTATATTGCTTTGGCAATGGATGAAAATAAAGCAGATATGACCTTTATAGACGTTGGCAACATGGGCGCTGGCGTAGTCGACAGATTGAAGCAGATGGGCTATAGAGCTTTACGAGAGATACCGTTCCAGGGAGCGGCTATTGAGAATAAGCGATATGAGAACATCAGAGCAGAGATGTATTTTAAGTTAAAAGAGTGGATAGAGGCTGGGGGAGCTTTGCCGGAAGAACCGGGACTAAGAGAAGAACTGGCAGTTATTCACTATAAGTATTCCAAGAATGGGCGTTTGATGTTAACGCCTAAAGAGGAAATAAAAGAAAAACTAGGACGTTCACCGGACCTTGCAGACGGCCTAGTATTAACCTTTGCAAGGAATGTTCCATTAAGGCAGTTAGGGCTTGACGATAGAAAGCCTAAGAAATTAATGTGCAACACAGAGTATTCGATTATGGAGGTAGTGTAAATGGGTGGCATTGCAAAATTATTCGGTGGCGGTAATACTCCGACTATTGAGAAGGTGGACCCGGCGCCGACAACTGTTGCAACCAGCAGCGAGATTGCGGCAGATACTAACAGTAACAAGAAGAAGCGTAGAGGCTTTGCGTCAACGCAGACAAGCACTATTGCTAGCGGTGGTGAGGGCGGCCGTAATACTTTAGGTTAAGAGGTAACAGTTTATGAACTTTCAAACGATAGCGGCGAGCAAGCCACAGGGAACACTTCCTAGTGACGGGGTGCCGCTGAAAAAGAACTTGCCAGACCGCCAACGTTTGGTGCGTAAGCTCAAAAGCATGTACGAGGACAGGCGAGACTGGGAGGACAGGTGGAAAGAGATAAGAGATTATCAGCTTCCGTTTGTCGGTGAGTTTGACAATACGGCAGACAAGACCAACCCTGCACGCAGACGTGACTTAAAGATTGTGCATGGCGTAGCGTGGAGGGCGGCGCAGGTATTTGCCGCCGGTGTTATGAGCGGACTTACACCGCCGAGCCGTCAGTGGTTCAGATTCGCATACAGACGTCCGGAGCTGAATACCAATGTTGAGGCTATGAAGGTATTAGATACAAGACAAGAGATTGTATCTAGCGTGCTTGCAAAGAGCAACTTCTATAACAGCATCCATACTGTATATCTGGAATTGCCTTTTGGACAGTGCCCGATGGCTATATTCTACGACGCAGAAAACGGCGTGAGGTTTCAGACAATGACAATCGGTACTTATGCACTTGAAGCAGATGGCTTCGGCAAGGTAACTACTTTTGCAAGAAAGTACGATATGACTTTGCAGCAGCTAGCAGACTGCTTCGGCGTAGACGCTTTGCCCGACAATCTGAAAGGACTGTTAGACAATCAGACCAATCTTACTAAGAAGTATAAAGTCTGCTGGATGGTAGAGCCTAACAGTGATAAGCTGCCTGGCTACATGGACAGACTGAATATGCCGTATAGAAGCGTGTACTGGTTGGAAAAGTCAGAGAGTGACGAATACTTGTATGTTGGCGGCTTTGAAGAAGAAGCAGTACCGGTAGCGCGTTATCTTGTCAGCGGCAATGAGGCATACGCAAGAGGTCCTGCGTGGTTTGCAGAAGGCGACAGTAAAATGCTGCAACTGCTGAAAAAAGATTATCTCACAGCAATAGAGTTAAAGATAAAGCCGCCGATGCAAGGCAGTCCAAGCCTTATGAATAACGGCGGTATTAACTTGATGCCTGGCGGTCTAACAGCCGTAGATGACCAGACGCAAGATATGGTTAAGCCTTTGTTCGCGGTTGACCTTGACTTGAAGGACGCGCAGGAAGAAATTATTCGCGTTGAGGATGCTATAAAGAGAGCATACAGTGCTGATTTGTTCTTGATGTTAGATAACCTTGATAATAGCCGCATGACTGCTAGAGAGGTTATGGAGAGAACGCAGGAAAAACTGCAACAGCTAGGCCCGGTGGTTGAGCGATTGCAGGATGAATTCTTAACACTGATTCTTCAACGTGTATATAACATCATCGACAGAAGCGGTGGATTCCCACCGGTACCGGAAGAACTACAAGACATTTTGAGTGAAGAGGATGTAGAAGTGGACTATATTTCACCTTTGGCGCAGGCGCAGAAGATGAGCGGACTTGTGAATATCGAACAGGCGATAGCACAAACCGGACAGATGGCGCAAGTATGGCCAGAAGTTACGAAGAAGATTAACCCGTTGGGTGCTATTACAAAATACTTTGAAATGCTTGGCGTGCCTGCGATGGCATTGCGCAGTGATGAAGAAGTACAAGAAATGCTCAAACAAGAGCAGCAGGAAATGCAACGGCAGCAGGAAATGCAGGAAGGCTTGGCAATGGCACAGGCTGCGGCTCCTGCGGCAGAGGCGGCCAAAAATCTTACTGCGGCGGCGAATGATTCCAATCCGGCTATTACAAGCTGGCTAGGCGTGCCGGGAGGTTGGGAATAATGAGCGAGCAGTTTAAATATAAATCCAATACCGGCGAGGATAGAAAGCAAGCACTGCTGACAGAGTACATGGTAAGAGAGCAGGCAAGAAGGGATAAAGAGGCCCTACTTGACCTGCTGGGGAGTGAAAGCGGACGCTGGTTCTTGATGCGTATGCTTGATGTGACCAAAGTAAACTCTATGTGCTTTACCGGCAACAGCAAGACTTTCTATAACGAAGGCCGCCGCGACGTAGGCTTAGGCATTATCAAAAGCATTTTAGCACTTGGGCTGCAAGGCATAGAGCTTAAACAGCAGGCTGAAATGGAGTATGCAGAATTCCAACTAAAGCTACAAGAGCTGGCAGTGGAATATGTAGATAACAACAAGGAGGAATAACTAATGGGCGAGAACGGCGAAAACACAGTTGTGAACGGCGAAGGCGCACAGCAGCAACCCGATACCGCAGCGCAACAGCAGCAAACAGAACCGACTACTAATGCAACTAATAATACAAGTGCTTCCGGCACTATTGCAGGGAACGGAAGTAATGGGCAAGGCGCACAACAGCAGCCCGGCACAGTGAATTATGACTTTGCAGGAGTAGAAATGCCGGAAGGCTATGAGCTTAGTGCTGATGAGCAAGGACGCTTTGTAGATGTCATCAAAGGCATGAACCTTAGCAATGACCAGGCAAGAGCGCTTGCGAAGTATGGCACAGAGTATGCAAGCCGTGTAGTGCAAGGCGTAGAACAGCTCCGTGCACAAGAAATTGCTAAATGGGGCGATGAAGCTAAAACGGCACTGGGCGCAGACTTGGGCAAAGTACAGGGCCTTTGTGATACTGCCTGCCGTAAATTGGAGGCAATGTATCCGGGTTTGAATGTGCGTGAAGCACTGGAAATCACCGGCGCAGGCAATCAAATTGCTATCGTGAGAGCATTTGCGAAACTTGGTGAATTGCTTGGTGAGGACCCTGGAATGACTGCACAAAACGGCGCACAAGGCTTAAACGCTGCGCAAGGCATTGCAGCAAACATGTACCCGAAAACCGACTGGAGCAGGTACAAATAATTTATTAACTTTTAATTGAAAAACAGGAAGGATGATGAAACTATGGCTACTATTGGTTACTCCCAAACTATGAGTGACTTACGTAAGTATTTAACTCCGCAAGGCGCAATTGACCGCGTTATGGAAGTGCTTAACGAATCTAACCCGATTATGGAAGACATTCGCTGGATGGAAGGCGATTTGCCGATTGGTACTAAAACTACTATTCGTGCCAGCCTGCCTTCTCCGTCTATCCGCCGTATTAACCGCGGTACTTCTCCGACTAAAGGCACTGTAAAGCAGCGCATTGATGTATGCATGCACTTGGAGGACCGCTCCTGCGTGGACGTTGAATTGCTTTCCGGCAAACCAAATCCGCAGGCTTTCCGTATGGCAGAGGACGATGCACATGTAGAAGGCATGGGCCAATACGTCGCACGTCAATTCTTGTACGGCAACTTGGACGAAGACCCGGACACTTTCAATGGCATTGCGGTACGCTACAATACTTTGACCGACGGCGGCAAAGGTACTCCAGGCCACCAGGTGATTTCCGCGGGTACTCCTGGTACTAACACTAATGCTTCTATCTACTTCGTAGATTGGGGCGACCGCCGTGTAATGGGTGTATATCCTAAAGGCACCCAGGCAGGCTTGAAAACTGAGGACTTGGGCGAAAGTGATGTATACGACGAGCACAACAAGCCGTTCCGTGCATTGCAGACCTTGTACTCTTGGAAGTGCGGCCTTGCCGTTCAGAATGTGCGCTCCATTGTGCGCGTGTGCAATATTGATGTCCAAAAGCTTAACTCTTTGACTGACAGTGCACAACGCGAACTGATGAATAAATTCATCTTCGCAAAGAACCGTCTGCAAGACCCGAAAGCGCCGGTTGCGTATGTATCTGACGGCGTATACTCTTGGCTGGAGTGCTATCTGAACAACAAGAACAATGTTCATGTTACCCGCCAGGACTTTATGGACGCGCCGCCTAAACTGTATCTTGCAGGTATTCAGATTAAGAAACTTGACTGCCAAAGCGAAACCGAAGCGGCAGTACAATAACCGGAAGGAGTGAATAACAATGATTTTTGACCAGCAAAATATGTACATGGACAATTCCTTGACCAGCAATGTAATTGCGAACGTTGGCGGCGGTGATGCGGCCGACCCGTTGTTTCTTGTTATCACTGCGCCGACCGCCTTAGCTACTAGCGGCACTATCACTGCGGCGCTGGAAACTTCCGACAGCGAAAGCTTCGGCACTAAAACCGTTGTTGCGACTTATACCCTTGCTGCCAGCAAGAAGGGTGTCTTGGTTGCGGCAAAACTGCCGTATGGCATGAAGGCTTTTTCCAGACTGACTGTTACCGGCGCAAGCGGCGGCAAACTGACTGCTGGCTTGACTGAAACTGTTCCGAACTGGCCGGGCTGATTTAGTACTTTAAGGGGAGGGCGAAAGCTCTTCCCTTTTTTAATAATCAAGGAGGAATAGTTAAAATGCTTAACATTACCGATGTATGTAATATGGCGCTGGCTCATATCGCCAAAGGGCGTATAAGCAATATAGATGAGCAGTCGGAGTTGGCCAGACAGTGCAAACTGTTTTATGAGCCTACCCGCAAAGAGTTATTAAGAAGCTACACTTGGGGATTTGCAAAGCGCGTGAGCAAGCTTGCAGAACTTAGTATCGAATCTCCGTACTGGTCCCACGTTTACGCCTACCCCGAAAAGTGCCTTGCTGTGCGCAAGATATTTGACGCTGACACCGGCGCAATGATAAGGGCAGGCGAACAGCAGCAGGAAGAGTGGGACTTATATATGGCAAGTGACAACGTGCTTGGCATAGGCTGCAATATCCCTGCTGCGTGGCTTGAATATACCTATGATGTTGACGACGTGGAAATGTTTTCAAGTGATTTTTTGAGCGCGTTTACTCATATGTTGGCGTTTAATATCTGCGTACAACTGACCGGCAACAGCGGCTTGCAGCAGACGCAGTATCAGCTTGCAATGGCAGCATTACAGAAAGCGAAGTATACCACGGCAAGCGAAAAGAAAGAATTGCCGGACTATCCGAGCAAATATTTTGACGGGAGGGCGTAATTATGGCTAGTGGGTTAACACCTTATTATTTATTGCAGCCTGCGTTTACCGGCGGCGAAATCAGCGCCGAAGTTGCCAACCGCGTCGATTTAGATAAGTACCAGCTTGCGGTACTGCAAGCCTATAACTGCCTTATCAAGCCGCACGGCCCTATTTATCGCAGACCGGGCATGAAGTATATGGCACGAACGAAATATAACGATAAAGCGTGCATCCTGGTACCATTCAACGGCGCAGACAATACCGACTATCTTTTGGAGATTGGCGAGAAATATATAAGGGTGCATAAGAACGGACTTTATATAAACATAGAAGTTATGACACCGTACACGGCGGATATGCTGCAAGATTTGAGATTTGTACAAAGCGCAGACACTATGTTTATTGCAAGCGGCAAATATCCCGTGAAACAGCTTGCAAGATATTCAGACACTGACTGGCGTTTTGCTGATTTTGAAATTACTGATATGTATTTTGACGAATCAACTACGCTTGAAAATTATAGCGGCATAAGCTATACCGTGCCCGGCTCTTACAATTTCCAACCAACTGTTACCGGCGAATATCAAATTGATATAGCTGGCGCAGGCGGCGGCGGCGGTGGTGCCGTTACATGGAGAAGGCACGGAGAACACCAAGTTTATAATTCTGCCGCCAAAGGTGGCGACGGCGGCAGTGGTGAACGCATTATAAAAACTCTAACGCTGACCAAAGGCACAAGTTACACGATTACAGTCGGTAGCGGCGGCGGCGGCGGCGGTGCTTATGCTCATAGTGCAGGCAACTACGAAGATACAACAGCTACTAGCGGCACTAAAGGCGCAGACAGTACGGCGTGTGGACTAACAGGCAGAGGCGGCGGCGCAGGCGGCGCGGCTAGCCGTATGTATGGCAAGGACGGCTATTATTCTAATGTTGGCACGCAAGGCGTAATATATGGCGCAGGCGGCGGTGCGGCAGGCGGTGCCGGCGGTATAAAGGGTAGCCCAAACGGCAAAGCGGGCGCTAATGGCTGGGTAAAGATTTTATATACCGGCAATAAAGAATTGACACCTTCGGGAACGCAAGGTGATATTACCTTGACGAGCAACAAGAATATTTTCGCTAGCAGCAAGCCGGGCGCGTATATCAAACTTAAACAAGAGATTGCAAGCAAGACTGTATCCGCCAGCAACGGCACGACAGAAAGAGTACGTGTGGGCGAAAATTGGAAGGTTATCAGTCACGGAACCTGGGAAGGCAGTTTTACCATAGAAAAGAGTGACGATGGCGAAAGTTGGAAGGAATACAGAAAATATACATCTAAGAGTGACTATAATCCGTCTGAAAGCGGCAGTGTAACAGAGCCGGTATTTTTAAGGGCGGTATGCACTATAACTAGCGGTACTTGCACTGTTGATTTAACAGCAATGGCCTACAATGCAGAAGGCGTTGTAAAGCTTACTGAAATCACCAGCGACAGCACGGCAAAAGCTCATGTTGAAAAAGAGCTAGGCTCAACAGATATGACTACTAATTTCTTGTGGGGCGCATGGAGTGAAGAATTCGGGTACCCGCAAACACTTTGCTTTTTCCAGGACAGATTATGTTTTGGCGGCACGAAGAAGCAGCCTTATATGGTGTGGATGAGCAGGACCGGCGACTACGGCAATTTCAGCGTAGAGAAAGCCAGCGGCACTGTTACCGATGATAGCGCAGTAGCACTTGCCTTTGTGAGCCGCAAGCAGTTTAAGATTTTACACTTGATAGCAAGTACCGATTTAATCGTCTTGACTGCCGGTAACGAATGGACAGTAAGTGGCAGCGATACTGTAACACCATCTAAAGCCGTTCCCAAAATGCAGACTACACGCGGATGCAGCACTGTTGAGCCGTTGATGATTGGCGGCAGAATCGTGTTTGTACAAGGACGTGGAAGCACTGTAAGGGATATGGCATATAGTTATGAAACAGACAGCTACGGCGGCAATGACTTAACATTGCTAGCAAAGCATATCATAGAGAATGTACAGATTGTCGACAGTGCATATAAGCAGGAACCCGACAGCACTATATATTTTGTGAGAAGTGACGGGACTATGGCTTGCTTATCCTACATCATGGAACAGAAAGTATATGCTTGGTCGACGATAGAAACGCAGGGCAAGATTGAAGCAGTGGCGGCAGTGCAGGAAGGCGACGAAGATATTATTTATCTTGTAGTAAAGCGAGAGATAAACGGCGTGACAGTACGCAACATTGAGTATCTGGCAAAGAATCCTGCAAAAAGCAATAACCCCGATGATTATATTATGCTTGATAATGCTATTGAGTATAGCACTGCTGAAAAGAGCAGTGGGGAAACGGAGATTGATGCAGCAGAGCTGACAGGCGAAAAAGTTACTGTTATCGGTGACGGAAGAATGTATAGTGGACTGACAGTAAGTCAAGACGGCACTGTGACGCTCCCAGCAGCCGTACAACACGCTTTTATTGGCTTGCCCTATAGAAGTATCGTGGAACTGCCAAACGTCGAAATTAGGACGGGCGACGGCACTATGCAAGGACGCAAAAAGCAGATTAGTAATTGCATCCTGCGCTTAAGTAATTCTCTTGGCGGTATGGTCGGTCCGGATATAAATACTATGGACTTGATGAACTTTGACGAACAGAACGCAGTGAGCGATATTAAATTATTTACCGGCGACAAGCATATGACTTTGCCTATTGGCGGCTTTAACAACGAAGGCAGAGTGATTATCGTTACGGATGAGCCATATCCTTTTAACTTGCTGGCGGTAGTGCGGGAGGTGTCTTTCGGTGGCTAAGAAGTGGACAGTTGAAATACTTGATAATAAGTCAAAAGAAAATGTTGTGCCGTTGATTGAAGAACTTATGCAGGATATACGGCCGCATGATAAGGAAGATTTGGAAGCAAGCAGTGACCCGGTATTTGTGCTTATTGGCAGTATCAAGCTTGACGAAGAAACAAGGGTGTACCGTGGTGAGGACGGAAAACTGCTTGCGATATTCGGCAAGGGCACTATGGAATGGGGCGCGCCAGGGCGCGGAATCTGGATGGTAGGCACGAACGAACTTTACAATGGTTACACAAAGAGCCTGCTTTTCAAGGAAGCGAAAAGAGTGCTGAATGAATGGGTACGCAAGCATGGACTGCTGCATAATATCGTCTACGAGAAGAACCGCACTAGCATTAACTATTTAAGACACTTGGGAGCGGTATTTTTGGTAGAGCCTAAAACAGGTTGGGACGGCAAAAAGTTTTATCAGTTTTATATTCCATATAGAGGGGAGTGAGCGTAATGGGTACACTTGGAATCTTAATGGGTCTGCAAACTGTTATGCAGTTAAGCGGACAACATCAGCAGGCCAAACAGCAGGAGCAGGCATATAAAGCGCAGGCGCAGGCTGCACAGCAGAACGCGGCTATTATGAGCCGCCAACGTGAGCAGCAGGCAGAAGCGTATGCGCAGAAGCAAAGCCAACTCAACGATAGAATGAGGCTTGCAAGAGGGCAGGCACTGGCGGCGGCCGGCAGCAGCGGGCTAACCGGCAGCGGCAGTGTCAGCGATATTCTTTCAAGCAGTGAGGACGCTTACAAAAAAGACAGTATGAATCTGTTGCAGAATCAGCGTAATGATGCGTGGAGCACTTATGTAAACGAGGTTAATTATCGCAACCAGGCAAGCGCATATAATGCGGCGGCGAAGAACGCTAAAGCCAACGGCAAAATGCAGATGTTTAGTACGCTTGTAGGTGCGGCGGCGAACGCTTACTCTAAAGGCATGATTGGCGGCAGCAAGGGAACAACTACAGTAAGCGGTGATGAATGGTACGATGCTAACAGTGATTTCAATCTTCCTGCTAGCAATATGAACGGCTTCAATCTTTACAACCAGGCAAAGAAGAATAACCCGTTCATGGATAATACAGGCTTTACTAAATGGAACTGGTAAGGGAGGTGCAGTATGAAGATTGCAGGTTATCAAGGCAGCGTCAATTTAGGTGCCGGCGGCGGTGCGACTGTCAAGGTATCGAGTGACCTTAACGCTTATGGCAGCGGCGGCAAAGGACTTGCCGCTATTGCCGGTGCCGCCAACAAATGGGCGGTAGCAGTAGAAGCACAGCAAGAGGATGAGGACAAACAGTCTATCCTTAACGCTATGGATATATTTAATAAGAGCCGCTATAACATCATGTACAACGATGAAAGCGGCCTTATGAATACGAAATTAGAAGGCACTGCCGGCGCAGGCGCAAGCTACACAGAGCAGATAAATAAGGCAAGGCAGGATGTATTAAGTAATACCAAACTGCACAGCCAAAAGAATCAGCTTGCATTAGACCATTTAATGTATCAGAGCGCACAGCAAGGCTTCCAGACTGTCGACCAATACGAGCAGAAGCAGAAAGAAGCAGTCACTGATTTGCGCTATGACAATAATATCCAGAACTCCTGCGAGTTTGTACAGAAAAACTGGAATAATCCGCAGGCGCTGCAAGATGAGATTATCCGTACACAGCTACTGACAAGTGCTATATATGGCAAGCGTGGCGCGGAGTTTATCGAATCTAAGAGCAGAGCCAACATTGGGCAGGTGGTAGCGAGTGCCGTCGGCGCAAGTATCACCAACGAAGATTATGGCACTATGCGTAACATCATGGATAAGTACGGTAGTTATCTGACTGCCAATCAGCGAGCTGCTTTTGAGAAGGTGGCATACGATAAAGAGAGCAGCGCTTTTGAAAGAAATACCGCTAAAGATTTGTATGCTAAATATGGCGACAATGAAGAAGCAGTGCGCAAAGAACTTGAAGGCATGAAAGGATTTAGCGGCGGCGAAAGCGGTAATGATTTTGAGAATTTGCTAACTTCTTTCGGTATTCAAGAGAGCGGCGGCAATTATAACGCCAAGAATGGTCGTACAGGCGCAAGCGGCAAGTATCAGATTTTGCCGGATAACTGGCCTAGCTGGAGCCAAGAAGCAGGCTTGCCAGCAGGCGCAGCAATGACACCGGAAAATCAAGAGATTGTAGCACGCTTTAAGTTAAAACAATACTATGATAAATACGGTGCAGCAGGTGCAGCGGTAGCATGGTATAGCGGAGAAACTAATGCACAACGCTGGGTAAGTGGTAAAACAACGGACGTATGGGGAAACACTTGGGATACGCCGCAGCATGGGAATGAGCCTAGTATCAAAGAATACGCAGAGAGTGTTACCAATAGGGCAGGAAACGTGCGCAGCACTCACAACATGAGCCAGGATGAGCAAGACCGTATTATGAAGCAGTACCGCACTATTAAGGCAGACCATGACAGAATAGAAACTTACAAAAAGAACAAACTTTTTGAAGGAATAAAGAGTGAGATATTTAGTATGTTTAATAACGGCACAAGCTATAGTGATGCTATGGCGTGGGCTACTAACCAGGCAGGCAGTGACCCCGACAAGTACGTAACATACCGTAATGCGGTGACGGCGATATACGGACCGCAAGGCAGAAGTGGAAGCAGCGGTAGCGGTGGAAGCAGTAACGGAAAACTTGATGATGATGCAATAGGCGTACTGGAAGATATGCTGCAAGAAGGCAAGTTTGCTAGCATCGACCAATTTTTAGCATACGCTGCTAACAAAGGTGCATCGTCTGCACAGCGCGGGAAGTTAGAAAAAATATACAACGATTGGTATAACGGGACAGGCGAATTTGCTTTTGATATGGAAGGTCTTGTACAACAAGTCGCAGGCAAAAATGCCGATGCTCTGTATAAGAAAAAAATCCAAAACTACGGGCGGCAATGGGTGCGCGCTTATCGCGCAAAAAATCACGGCATGAATCCGGGTGAAACGGAGCTGTTGGAAGCCTTGCAAAACTGCGTAACAACTAAGGTTTACGGCAGCTATGTTACCGAAAAACATTCATTCTGGTTTGACAGTACAGAAGATATAAAAGCAAGTGACGCAGATTTAATTGCACGTGGTATCGCAAGCGTAACTAAAACGGGCGATGATTGGTACGATGTTAAATGGTTAGATGGCACATCGGGCAAAATAAACGGTGCATATCTGGCAAAGTTACTGAAAGGAGATTACTAAATGGCTAATGAACCTTTAGACGAATTCGACCGCAGATTAAAGGCAAAAAAGGAATATGCTAATTATGGCTTTATTGCTGATATTGACAGCGGCTTGTCACCTGCTGAAACTCTAGGCTATTATGACCTGCAAAAAATGAGCGACGATGAGTACAATAAGTTTTCGCAGGCAGTACAGAGCAATAGCTCACCGACGATTGATACTAGCAGCATTATCAACGACGATAAGCCGGGCATAGGCACTGCCGTAATGAACGGCCTTAAAGGTTCGGTGCGTGGCTTATTCGGTGCGGCTAAAGCGGCCGTTGACGCTAATATTGAAGCTCATAAGGGTGACAAGAATGTTGTTAAAGAGTATGACCAATCAGAGAACATCAGCAAGGCTTTAGGCTATGTCACCGATGAGATTTTGAAGCGCGAAGAAGTTAAGGCTGATACGGCGGCTGGGCAACTTGGTTATGATTTGGCCGAAAACGGTATTCAGCTTTTAGTACAGCTTGCACTGACTAAAGGCGTAGGTGCTGCCGGTGCAGGTGCAAAAACTGTACACGCTATCAGCATGCTTTACAATGGTGCAAACATCAGCGGCGAACAATATCTGCGACTGCGCAAAGAGGGCGTAAGCGCAACCAGAGCAGCGGAGGCAGGCTTGCTGAACGCAATCCCGCAGGCGGTATTAGAAGAACTGCCGCTTGGCAGACTGCTTAAAAAGATGCCTGCCGGTAGCGGACTGAAAACTAAGATATGGGAAGTTACCAAACGTGGCCTTGAAGAAGGTGTTACCGAAGCATTACAGGAATTCCCGGAGCAAGCTACGGACTTATGGGCAAAGAACCCCGGCGCAAGCACTGCCAAACTTGCAGAGAAGTGGGGCGAGAACTGGCAGCAGAACTTGAAGGAAGCAGGATATAGCGGCCTTATCGGTGCTATTCTTGGCGGCAGTGTTAGCGGCGTAAGCGTTGCCGTTGACAGTGCTGTTGAGCACGTCGCTTTGAAAGCCAACGAAGAACGCAAGGCAAAGTTAGTAGCAGATGCTGAAAGAATCAGAGAAACAGGCATTAACCCGGAGCGTGCGGCGGCTGAAATTGAAGCGAACAATCCTAACTTTGAGGACGATACTGTTACTGTATCAGCACAGGACTTGGAAGGCTACAAGCAGACCAGCAGCAACAATAAACTTTATGAGGAATTAGGAATTACCGAAGAAGAACTCGGAGCGGCTGCGGAGCTTGGGCAGGATATAGACATTAGCCGTGGCAAGTTTACGGCGGCTATGGCTAAAGACAATGCACTGTTTGAAGCTACGAAAGACAATATGTACTTTGACAGCAATGGCGAATTGTCGGACGGCGGTGCAAAGACACGCAAAGAACTGCGAGAAGGGTACAACTTAACCAGGCAGGCAAGCGCGGAGCTTGACACAGAACTTGACGCTATTGTTGGCAGCGCTACTAAAGCAGGTATGAATAAATCTCATGCCGGCAATTTGCGCTTAGTGCTGGAGAGCCGCGCACTTATTGCAGACCCCGAAAATCCTGCTGCATGGCTGCAAAAGAATAAGCTGCGCTTTGAAGATGGCGGCAAAGCTAAACAAAAGAATGGCTGGTTTAGCAAGGGAGGAGTGCTTAAAAAAGAGCAATTCTATACTACTAATATTACCGGAAATGAGATGGGACACTATTCAGATTTGAAGAGCTTGCAGAAAAAGGCTTTTGCATGGTATAGGGACAACTTGCAAGGCACGAGCGTTCATAATGGTGTATTGGGTGATATTAGAATAGATAAAGGGTATCAAGAAAATAATATTAAATTTGGCACAAGTGGCAGAAAGAAAATGGAACACACTTCCGCTAAAAAAGAAAAACTTTTTGCATTGCGCTATTTACGTGAAATTATGGAGAATGGTAATTTCGTTACAGAATCTGCGCCGCAAAAAGAAAAGCATTCAGACGAGAATTTTTATTATATTCATTCTGCACTGAATGTTAATGGTGAAAAACGTTATGTAGTTGTTACAGTAAGAGAACATAATGATAAATCATTATCATATTATAATCATAATGTTTTTAACGAAAGTGAGTATAAAAAAATAGAGGACGCGTTCAAGCCCTCGGGTTCCGAGCAATTCAAGGCTCAGCCCAGTATCTCAAACAAAACGTCCTCTTTTGCTGATAGTGTATCACAAAAAGCAGATAATTACAAGCAACAAAAAATTGTCAATGGTACACTGAAAGATAAGGGCATGTTTTCCCCAGCGGAAGATGGTTCTTATATTATTACACTTTTCAAAGGTGCAGACGCAAGCACAGTTATCCATGAAACAGGACACTACTTTGCAGAAACTATGATTAACGAAGCACTTGCAGACCCCAGCAACACAAGACTAAACGCTGATGCGAAAAAGCTCATGGAGTATGCAGGCATTGACGCTGACACATGGGCAAGCGGTGACGTTGAAGCAAAGAGAGCCGGGCATGAAAAGCTGGCAGAAGCATTTGAAACCTACATCATGGAGGGCAAAGCGCCCAGCGTTGGCCTGCGTGGAGTTTTCCAAAGGTTCGCTAATTGGTTATCAGCTATTTATAGCAAGATAGCAAGAAGCGAAAATGCGGCAGAATTAACGCCGGAAGTACGGCAGGTATTCGACAGAATGTTGGCGTGCCGTGAAGAAATTGAAGTTATGGCACGCATGGAGGGCATATTCGGCGGCTTGCCGGAGAATATAACTTCCAAGTTATCAGACCAAAACAAAAAGACCTTGCAGGATAAAATCTTGAAGGCTAAAGACAAGGCCGTGGATATTCTGACAAGACGGGCAATGGCTGATTTCAGCGCAAAACGCAGAGCTGAAAAGGCTGCTTTCATCGAAGAAATACGGCCGCAGATTGAAGAAGCAGTATCATTGGAGCTTGTCAATCGTGCAAGACACCAGGTAGGTTATGAGTTTGGTAAGGAAGTTAAGGTTGTTGATTCGCACTTTATAGACGATGAGCACGGCATGGCTCATGCTAATAATTCGGATACTTCATGGCGCAAAACAAAGCTTGCCAATCCTGCAATTATAGCAAGAAAGTACAGGCACGTTTTAGGAAGCGTACTGCCAAACTATAATGATATGCTGAACGATACTAACGCCAGCATTGACGATATACTCAATCCGATAGTTGAGTATCTTCAAGCAGAAGTCGACACATACGGCACACTTTCTAAAGAGCGTGTTGCAAATGCCGAAGATATGCTGATTGCTATGTTTAGCAAGTCACGACAAAAAACTGTAACCAATCCTACATTTGTTGTTGATGAGCACGGCATGGCTCATGCTAACTTCAAGCAGAAAATCAACGAATGGGAAACAATAGAAGCTAATCCGCGTAGGCTTGCAAGAAAATATATTTATGGCAATGAACGTATAAACTATAACGAATTATTAAAAGACACAAACAGAACTATTGATGATATTTTAAATCCTATTGCTGACAGAATAGAAAGCGAGCTTGCGGAATATCAAGATACAGTCAAGAGTGAGCGTGCGTTTTTCATCAATGGTAAGTGGGGCTACTTTGCCGCAACCAATAGAACAGAAGGCAAGTATGCAAATGACTTTGCAGGCATACCGGACCAAAGCGCAGTCTTGGTTGATTTTGGTGAGATAGGCAAGGACGGAAAACGTCATTGGACTAAGCGAGCTTTAGAGCAAGCGGATATTGAAGGCCTTGTATTCCATGAAGCAGGTGACAGTATTCGTAATGTCAACTGGGTATCAAGATACGTTCATGACTACGGCGGCAGCGTAAGCGACTTGACCAGTAAAAAAGGACGCAGAAGAATTGCTGAAAAGATTGCAAGAGGCGAAGATATAGCGGATTACTACGATTTGCGTAGCACCGGTTTAGATTATGGCGACGCTGAAATTAAGGCAGACTTTAAGCATATTGTAGATGAGCTGGACAGACTGCAAGCCTTGAAACATAGACTTGAAACAGACCCCGAAGGTGTCGACCTGGTAAAAGAAAGTAAGCGCAACCAATTATCGCAGGAGCAAAAAGAACTCTTTGACCAGATAGCAGAGGAAAACGGCTATGCCAGCGGCTACGAAATGGCAAGGGAGATTGTCGAAGGTTACACCGTCAATGAGAATGAAGGCAGCGACGTACAGGACAACTGGGCAAGGAACTATATTCGTAACGGCGGTGACAGAGCGAAACTAAAGAATGAGGAAGGCTTGAAGGAGATTGCCGAAACTTTGGTAGAGGGTGAGCAGCTTACAGAGCTTAACGAGCTTAAAGCCTTGAAGCACGAGCTTGAAACTAACCCGGATAAAGTCGACCTTGTGGAGATGAGCAAAAAGCGTGCCTTGTCTAACGAGCAGAGAGAACTGTTTGACTGGGTGGCTGACAGTTTGGGCTATGACAGTGGCGATGCTATGGCGCAGGATATTTTGACTTCACCGAGCGAAAGAGCTATGGTACGTCAAGAGATTGACAAGGCCGTGAACCGCAGATTCCCCGACTTCATGCAGGAGCGTGAGCAGGCAAGAGAAGCGGCAAGGGAAGCACTCTATAATGACGAGAGCGGCGAAGTAGTGGCACTTGAACAACAGCTTATTGATGAAGCACTCAATGAAATAAGCGACAAGGATATTAAGCAAAAAGAGCGCGAGAATATTGCTAAAGTGCGTAAGCAGAACGCAGATAATTTTGCTAAACGCTATATTCAGACTTTGCCAGCAGGTGAGGTTATGAAGCCGAGAAGATTTGCTATGGCAGAACGCAGAGCGGCGGCTAATGCAAATAAGGCTGCGAAAGCAGGCCTCTTAGAAGAAGCTGCTATGTATAAGCAGCAGCAGATGATTAACCATGCTTTGTATCGTGAAGCAGTCAAGGCTAAACATCAGATTGAAAGCGCAAGGAAGTACGTCAAAAAGCAGATGCACAGCAAGAAAGAAGTATGGGGAACAGAGCAGCACTTCTTCCAGATGTGCGCATTGCTGGAGCGTATGGGCTATCACCGCAAGGACTTTAACACCAACGGCAGAGAAGTGCAGCCGCTTAGCGATTACATTGCAGAGATGCAGGCAAAGTACGGTGACGAAATTATTTCTATGCCGAAGTTTGTTCTGAACCCGAATAATGATTTGACCAACGCGCCGCAACTTAGCCTTGCGAACTATATGGACGTTATCGACGCGCTGAAAAACATTCGTGCTATTGCAAAACAGGATACGCAAATGAACAAAATCGCCGCCGGTGAAGCCTTTGAACAGGTTAAGGCTGATACGATAGCGCACCTGCAAGAATTGCCGGTAGAGTATGAGGCGGAGATTGGTAGCGACAGTAAAAAGAGCCTGCGTAAGCGAATTGTTGAATGGCCTAAAAATATCATAGCTACACTGCGTAATGCTGATAACTTCTTCTTAATGATGGATAATTGGACGGAAGGTTATTTTACTAGGGAGTTTTACAACAAAATCAACCATTGCGCAGATATGGAAAGCACGATGCTTGAAAGTTACCAGAACGAGCTTATAGATGCTTTGCAGAAATGGGAACCGGACAAGAAAACAGGCATTGCGCATGAGACAAGAATTTACTACAAAGAGCTTGGCGGTAGCGCAGATAAGCATGCTTTGATTGCTATGCTGTGCAATCTGGGCAGCGACAGCAACGCCGCAAGGCTGTGTTCGCAAAAACCGGTAGGCGTAAAGAATTCTGATATATGGGTGGAAGAATCGGAGCTTATAGGCAGAGAAGAAGCGATGCTGCAAACCAAACAAAACCTTATAGAGTTTTTGTGTAAGCATCTGACTAAAGAAGATATTGCCTATGCGCAGGCACGTATCAATGCAGCAAGTAAATTCTGGCCTATGCTGGCAGAAGTCAATCGCAAGACAAAAGGCTTTGAGCCGCCGAAGATTGAAGCGTCACCGCTGGTGCTGAAGCTTGCAAGCGGCGAAAGCGTAGTATTTGACGGTGGCTACTTCCCGTTGGAACGTGATACACGCACCGGCAGTATGCCCAGAAAATTTGACAGAATCGACAGCACCGAAGAAGGCAACAGACCGCCACAACGGACTTTGACTACTAATACCGGGTCCAGTAAGTCACGTACTGGCGGCAAATATCCCGTAGACTTATCGCGTGGCAGTGAGGTTACGGCGGTAAAAAGCACTATTCACGATATTTGTTATCGTGAAACAATGCTTGATTTCAGAAAGATACTGAACGATGAGGATATTTACCGCAACATGGTTGAGCGTTTAGGCGATACAAACGTAAGACTTTTGAGAGAGTTTTTGCAGGCTTGCGCTAACCCATATGGCAATAAGACAGCATATATGGCTGAGAATCTGTTTACGAAAGCTGCCAACGCTTTACGTAATATTGCAACAAATACCGCTATTATGCTTAACTTCAAAACGGCAATGCAGAACTTTTCTAACATCCTGCTATACGGAAATAGCGTAGAAGGCTTTACTTATGCTGACGCTTTCAGAGCCTTGTACCGTGGCTTTACAGGTGAAGGCAGGGCAGAAGTAGATGCGATTTGCGCAAAAAGCGTGTTTATGCGTGAACGCATGGAAGTACCAGACGTTACATTGAGAGATATTCAGAATCGTTCCGACCTTAACTCAATTGAGAAAAAGACGCTGAAATATGGTGCAATGCTGTTAGGCTACACTGATATGATGACTGCAAAGCCGGTATTTGCAGAAGCATACATGAAGAAAATCAATGAAGGCAAGACGGAGCAGGAAGCACTAGACTTTGCGAACGCTGTTATTCGTCGCACGTTAGGCAGTAGCCGTATTCATGATGTGTCAAGCCTGCAACGTGGCAGTGGCCTATTCAGACTGTTTACGATGTTCCAGGGATTCTTCAATACGCAGTTTAACCAATGGGACAGAGAAGCTCATATTGCTAAAAGGTTATGGAATAGCGGTGAAAAAAAAGAAATGGCTGAACGGCTGATTGCTTTCGTTGCTGCTAAATGGTTAGGCGTATGCTTGTTGAACGTGGCTATCGGAGAACTTTCTTTGACCGCTCCTTTTGAGAAAGATAAAAAAGACGATTGGAATAATCTTGCAAAAGAGCTTATCAACTACCCGTTGTCTATGGGCGGCCCCGTAGGGCAGGCAGCGAATGTTGGCGTACAGAACTTGCTAGGCATGAGAAACTACGGCTACAGACTGACTGCGGCGCAAGGCTTGATTGACAGAGGCTTTACTGTTGCAAGACGTATAAACGATGTTGTGGAAGGTAAGAAAGAGCCTAGCGAATTGGCAGAGCAGGTGGCATATGTCGGCGGCGCATGGCTTGGTATTCCTAGCGGCATCTTCAATATCATATTCAACGGTATAGATATTGCTGCTGGTGATATGGTTTTTGAACTGCAAGATATTTACAAGCGCAGACCAAAAAGCGAACGTAAAAAAGATTGACAAAAATTTCACAAAGTAGCATAGATATGAATCTCCAAAAATAGGTATATAATTAGTTAAAGTGAATTTATTAAGCGTAGATATAAAAATATATCTACGCTTTTCTTTTGGCAAAAACAATAAAAGGAGGGGAGCTATTATGATTGCTCATGTCGATAACAGAATCACATATAACGGCAATGGGAATGCAACAGAGTTTGCGTATCAGTTTAAAATTTTAGACCGGACGGACATAAAAGTTTTATTGACTGACGCAGACGGCAAAGAAAAGCTGCTGACTAAAGATTATTACGTTGATGTTGAAAAGAATGTTGTACGTTATCCAGGTTATGCAGTCGGCGCAGAAGTGCCGGAGAGTGAACGGCCGCCGGTGTTGCCGACAGGTTGGAAACTGACGATTTATAGGGAAGTGCCGGTAACGCAGGAAACGGATTTGCCAGACCAATATCCTTTTAACCAGGTTGAAGATATTGGCGATAAACTGACGATGATTGCGCAACAGCTTACCGACGTTACCGGTAGAAGTTTGAAAATCGGTGTAAGTACAAGCGCTGATATTGATACTACAATTCCGTGGGAGAACGGCAAAAGCTTTAGAATTAGTGACGATGGAAAAACTCTTGAATTGTCGGAAGACCCGGCAAAGGTTTTGCCATTGGCGCAAGGTGTTTACGCGCAGACTCAAGCACAAGCACAGAGTGCCGCTGCAAGCGCAACTGCGGCAGCAAAGAGTGAAGATAGTGCATTCGAATCAGCAGGCGTAGCAGGTAACAGCGCACAGTATGCGAGTGCATCTGCTGCAAGCGCTGCTGAAAATGCGGAGCTGACGAGTGGTTATAAGCAGGAGGCATTAACCGCCAAGGCTGACGCTACGGCATCTGCAACCAACGCAAAGGCAAGCGAAGCCAATGCCAAAATTAGCGAAAACAACGCAGAAGCCAGCAAGGAAGCGGCACAGTCTGCTGCTACTACTGCTAGTAACTTTGCAAACGCTTCAAGAAGTAGTGCAAACGAAGCACGAACTTACAGGGACAATGCTAAGAATTATAGTGAAAATGTTAATGTATTTATTCCTAGTGTGTCCTCTGCTGGTGTGTTAAGCTGGACGAATAAAGCTGGTCTGACCAATCCTGCAAGTGTGAACATCAAGGGTGCAAAAGGTGATACAGGTACTGCTGCGTCTATCACGATTGGTAGCGTGACTACAGGGGCAGCAGGTAGTAATGCAAGCGTTACCAATAGTGGTACTGCTAGTAATGCTGTGTTGAACTTTATGTTGCCCAGAGGTAAAGATGGCAAAGATGGTGGCATTACTGTTGATGCAGCACTTAGCGATACCTCTATCAACCCTGTGCAGAATAAAGTTGTAAAAGCTGCTATTGATTCCGTTGCTGCTAGTGTGCCTACTAAAGTATCTGACCTGCCAAACGATGCAGGTTATTTGACACAGCATCAATCGCTTGCTGATTACGCTAAAACGTCGGTGGCTAACACTTGGACAGCAGCGCAGACGTTAAACTTTTTGTCGGTATATTACGAAAAGTATCCTATATACATCGTAACAGGTACGAATGATACGCCGATTATATCTGCAATGATGTATAAGGCAACTAATAATTTCACACTTGATTTAGGTGCTTTGGCAATGAAAGTTGATAAGTCACAAATCTCTGTATTTAGTGCGTACTTTACAGCGGATGCAGACTATGCATTGACTATCACTAACTGTGGAACTGTTAAGTATATAGGGTCTGCATCTGATGTAGCTATTACAAGCTCCGGTTTGCTTTTAAACATTATGATGGTAAAAGATGCCAGCAATAATCTGACCAGCATCGTGCAAGCTAATAAGTTATCGTAGAGGTGGTAATATGGGCTTAAACAGAATGATGATGAAAAATGGTGAGGTAAAGGTTGAAGATGGTAGGAAGTATTGGACTTGGAATGACGCAAATAATAAAACAATTTCTTTTACTGTTCCACCGGGGATTAAGAGAATCAAAGTAACATCGTCTATTGATGGGGGTGAGGGTGACCCCGATTTAGCCAACTATGCTAACATAAAGAATACATCAACCAATAAAGTTTGGGGTGAGGGTTGGTTTTATACTACCTCTGAGGGTGAAGTCGACGATGCCGCAGATATTGATTCCATTGTAGGTGTAACACCCAATAAAACTTATAGATTGCTGTTTAATTGCTATTATACAAGTGGTGTGACTTTTTCATGGGGCAAAGCAATAAATGACATGAAACCTACAGTTGAAGATTATTAAGCAAAGGAGGAACAAAATGCAGACAAAATATAAATACAAAGACAAAACATATACTCACACCTATCCTCTTTCCGAAGCCTTAGGTAAAGAAGGTATCTTTATCCCTCTGTCTATCTCCGAAGATGCACTTAAAGACTTAGGTGTCGAAGTGGTACACGAGGAAGAAAGCATTGAAAGTATCAAAGAACATAAGATTCTTACTCTTAAAATTCAGCGTGACAATGCAGAGGTAGAGCCTATTGAGTACAAAGGTTATCTCTATGATTACGATGAGAAAGCAAGGGACAGAATCAATGCAGCTATTATTGCGTTGGAACTGCAAGGCGAAGGAGCCACAATAGAGTGGACCACGGCCGATAATGCTGATACGCCAGTAACGGCTAATGATTTAAAGATGATTATTGCTGCCGTAGCGGTGCGCTCAAACAAGCTGCATACTGCATATCGTATAACAAAAGAAAAAGTTGAGGAAGCCACTACGGCAACAGATGTAGAAGCCGTGTCGTTTGAAATTTAATTTATAGGAGTGTAGTGAAATGGTGGAACAATCTTTGGATGCTGCGTTAAACTCTGTGATTAACGTTATATCCGGCGGCGTAATAACGCTGCTCATCACTATGTACCGCCAGAAGAAAAAAGAAAATGACGCTCTAAAGGCTGGAGTGCAAGCTCTTCTGCGTGACCGGATTATACAGGCGTATAATCACTATGTCCAGGATAAGGGGTGGATACCGATTTACGCAAAAGAAAGCATTGATGCCTGCTACAAAAGTTATGAAGCGTTAGGCGATAACGGCGTGATTGACAATTTGATGGAGCAAATTAACGAATTACAGAACTATCCACCAAAAGATAAAAGAATGAGAGGTGAAGATAATGCGTAAGTTCTTGAACATGTTAAAGAAGGATGATAACACGTTGAGTATCGGCAGACTGTGTGCCGTGCTTGCGTTTATCTTGTTTTGCGTGATTTCTCTTTACCTTGCGTTTTTTGTTAAAACGTGGGGCAACTACGAAGCCTTTGCTATGGCTTGCGTATCGTTTATGTTGGCACAGCTTGGCAACAAGTATGTTGAAACTAAAGCAATGAAAGTGAAGAATGACGAGTAAATTTTGAGTAACGCCACTTGACTTTTTTACAAAAATGCACTTGACTAATTTTCGCTAAAAACGCTGAAAGCTAGATATAGCAATGGTTTCAAGGCGTAATAATGTTGCTTCAAAAAGTCAAGTGACACACATTTTAGAAGATAAGTAACAACTTAACAAGTGAAATGTGAAATTAAGAAGTTAAATTAAAGGAGTGATAATAATGATTATTACAGGTATGGCGCATTTTGAATCGGTGTGCAAAAACAAATTAGTAGAGTGGTATAACCAATCTAACAACATCCATCATGGCCCGAATGATGTTCAGCCTATTACATTAGAAAACGTCTATGTTGTATGGGCGTGCAAAACATTGCAAAATTATAAGGCGTTGCTGTCTACGACCGTAAGCGGTGATGGTATCTATGCGGAATATACATACAACGGCGATAAGCAAGAAATGTACGAAGACGTGTACAAGAAGGCGTCCAATCGCTGCTTAAAAAGTGAGTGAGGTGATAGCTATGGACTGGAACAAAAGCCTTGCGAGAGAAATCGCAAAAGGCATTATCTCAACAGGCGTTGAAGGCGGCTATGACAGCGTAGCAAAGTCTACCGCCTATGCGTATCCGTCAATCGGTGTCAGCCAATGGGAGGGCAACAGAGCTGATGAGCTTTTGAGAGCTATTCCCGGCGGTGAAGAATTTGTCGGCAGAACCTACATTGATATTAAGGCAAGTGGCGAATTGCCGATGCTGAAAGAGCTTTTGAGAAGCGACGCAGGACAGCAGGCGCAGTTAGAACAGTTGTCACGTGACTGCCTGCAATATGTCGAGGTGCTTCAACAGGTGCCAACGTTGGATGATACACGCTGCCTTATTTATGCTGGCATGTGGTGTCCGACTAGCACTTATGTTGTAAAGCGTTTCCTGGAGAATCGTTTTGAGCGCGTCAACCTGCGTAGTCTGGAGGCGCTTTACAAGCTGTTTAAGAATTACTATTGGATTGCTGCCGATGTTGGTGAGATGTATAGAGCAGGTTACGCCAATAGAGCGGAAGCTACGTATCAGTATGTTGCTGGCATTGACTTAACAACACCGTATGGCGTACCTGCGTATGGCTTTGCTGGTAATGGAAGATAAGGAGGTGAAATCATGGAAGAATTAAAAGCTTTTGTTGCTGACAAGAAATTTTTAGTAGGCCTTGTTTTAGGCTTTACTCTCGGTGCGTTGCATCATTACTTTGCTCTCTAATCTGAATATCTAACTACAAGAAGGCGCAAATTGCACAAAAATACTTCGCCTATGAGTGCTTTGAAATTAGCACCGCTTACGATTTATCCTGCGGCGAGCTAAAGCCGCTTGTAGGCGAAGTTTGTGCGTCTGACGCGATTTATAATGTTTTGCAAATATAGGTATTTATATGAGGTAATAATGAAAGATGAAACAAGACGTAAGATTGATAAAGCTGTTAAGATTAGTCTTATTGTTGCTGGTCTTTTGCTTATCTGTAATGACGTGTACTGGCGTTGGCACGGCGGAAGCGGCACCCAAGCAAATAACGCTGTCAATCGAACAGTGGAATCAATTCAAAAATCAAACAAATCTGCTGGAAGCGAAATTGAATCTAGCAGACGAGAAATTGAAACAGCAGAAAAACACGTCAACAGAACTGCTGACGCAATTAAGCGAAGCGAAGAAACAGCTCGCTCTAACGCAAGAAGCACTGACGAACTCCAAGCGCTCATTGATGAGTGCAAAGGAATCGTTGAAGCGCAGCGAGGAATTATACGAGACGTTGATAGAGCAAATGGAATATGACCGGAAGCAGACAAACAGAATTAAAAATCAACGGAATATTTATGCAGCCGCCGCATTAATCTTTCTGCTTTGGGCAGCTGCAAAATAAAATTATTGGATGGTGTTACGATGGATGAAAAGGAACAATTACCGGCAGGCATTATTACAATGTTATTAAAAGGTTATGTAGAAACTATTGCTTTCCAAAGAAAGATAATCTGTGCCGCTTTGTTTGGATGGGCGGCAACAGCTATAGCTTTTATTTATTTAGGTAGGTGACAAGAAATGAACATACTGCTGAAGAACACGCGGGATTGGTTACAAGCTTCAACGCGCCGTTCTTTCAGCGCGGTATTAGAAGAAGCAAAGATAACACCACGGCAGGTAGAAATTTGCGAACTGAAATTTGTAAAAGGTATGACTAATTATCAAATTGCAGCGGAGCTGAATGTATCTGTTAAAACGGTAGATAAGGAATTGAATACTGCGTACAAGCAAATAACAAATGTATTATCATTCCTTTAAATGCAGGAGCCGCCTTTTAGGGCGGTTCTTTTTTTGTGGGGAATTTGTAGGGATTGTTTTGCTAAAAATCAGTTAAACTATAAGTGAGGTGATAAGTATGTACGGACAATATAACCCTTATATGGGCGCAACACCGCAGATGCAGCAACGGCTGAATTATTTGCAGCAACAACAGCAGCAGATGTACCAACCAACCATGCAGCAGCCTATGCCTATGGCATTAAAAGGCAGAATTGTTACCGGCATGGATGAAGCAAAGGCAGCTCAAATTGACCTGGACGGAACGAGCACCTTCTTCCCGTGTCCTGCGGAAGGTAAGATTTATGAAAAACTTATAGGCTTGGACGGCTTACCAATTTTCAGAGTATACCAAATTAACAATTCGCAGAAGCAGCCTGCATATGCTGAACAAAATATTGTAGATAGATTAGTAGAACGTGTGGACAGATTGGAAAAGCAGATTGGAGGAATGAACCATGAACCCGATGCAGATAATGGCAATGTTACAGAACAGCGGTAATCCTATGATGATGCTTACACAATTAGCACAGCAGAATCCTATGATGAGCCGTGCTATGCAAATGGGGCAAGGAAAGAATGAAATGCAGTTAAAAGAAACTGTACGTAATGCACAAACTAAAGAAATATTGGGAGCAGGTAAGCGCCGATCCAGTAAAGATAGAAGAGATGGAAGAAATAGTTTGTGAAGCGTTAGAAGAAGTGCGTGGCCGTTGCCCTCGGTTATTTTGGGATACTGCATATAAACTGCATTGTGTAGCTTATGGCCCGCATTTTGACGAGCATTTAGCAAAGAAAGCTGTTGCCGGGATGAAGAATGTTGATGGCACGTGTGGTGAGCATTGGACATATGAGCAGACAAGTCAGCTCGCAGACCAGCAAGGCATAACACAAAAAGCTGATTGGTACTATGTCATGAATATGCTCTACTCCGACTACTCCGAGATTTACGGCAGCGACATCAATATGTATATCCGTGTAGCAAAAGCCTATATGCGCGACCCCGACGCACCGGAAGGCAAGGTGTTTGACTTGTGGCTGGCGCAGATGGAAGCCTAACTGTAAACCTTAAAGCGATATGAGCACATATAAAGTACATATCGTATGTAACAGGTATGTAACAAATAGCGTAAAGAATGGCTTAAAATAAGGGCATTCAATTTACCAAACGTTAATTTTTGGTTTACTGTCAAGCACCAATCACAAACACAAATCGCACAAATTACTCCGCAACTGTTTCGGTTGCGGAGTTTTTGTATTGTCTGTGTTGGTGGGGGTTCTATTTGTGAAACACCGTTTTGGCTGGCATTTTGTTATTGCAATCAAAGCCGGTGTGAATAGTACAGCTTATGATGCTTTAATTTCGGTATTTCAAAGGAATTTACGGTTTATGCATACGATTTGCCTCCTCAAACACTATAATCAGATATTTTGGAATTGTGCTTTGCTTAAATGTTAATAAGTTTACACAAAGAAATGCTCGTGGTTAAAATTATATAAAAATGTAATTTTCGCTTGTCAAAAACCTATGAAACATATATACTATAACAAATCGGTCTATTTTCGGACTGAAATAGTATATATGTTTTGAAAGGGGTATTGTTTTGTTTACAAGTATGTTTTTTTATTTATTCATCTGCCTGTTGCTTTTTGGCATTGGTGATGTGTTGG